GGGGTGGACGGCGATGCTAGGGTGTCCGGCGATGCTAGGGTGTACGGCGATGCTAGGGTGTCCGGCGATGCTAGGGTGTACGGTGATGCTGAGGTGAAAAAAGATGATGATTACATGGTTATTGGTGGAGCTGGTCGTTACAATCGGTTCACAACATTCTTTAAATGCCGAGATAAAACAATCAAAGTAGTATGTGGGTGTTTCTTCGGAACAATTATTGAATTCAGAGCAAAAGCAAAAGAGACACATAAAGGAAATAAGCACGAAAAAGTATATTTGGCTATGGCAGATATGGCTGAATTGCAGATAGGTAATGACGAGGTGGAAAAATGAACACAGTACAAATTTTAGGTAATTTAGCACGTGATTCGGAAGTGCGATATACGCAATCCGGACGTGCGGTGGCTACGTTCACAGTAGCAGCAACGAATACATACATTGATAGTGCTACAAACGAAACAAAAGAACAAACTGCTTTCGTAAACTGTGTGGCTTGGGGCAAGTTAGGCGAAGCAGTAGGAAACTACCGAAAAGGAAACCGCTTATTCGTAGAGGGCCGTATTCAAACTCGCTCTTACGAAGATAGCAACGGACAAAAGAAATATGTTACGGAAGTTATAGCCGGTTTCGTTGGTGTATCCGCATTGAATGATATGGCAGCGGAAAGCAATTTTGATAGCTTTGCAGATGATAAAGGCAATGATGAAAATGTTCCGTTTTAAGAGGTGGTAAGAATGAAAATAGTTGTTAGATTGATTTGTTTGGTGCTTGCACTATTAACAAAAGTTTTGAGTTTGGCGTTTATTGTTGCGGCTGTATTGTGGTTACTAGGTTTATTTAATATCGCCGGAAATACAGTATTAGCATTATTTACATTGTCCATACTTTCAGCGTTGATAACTGCTGCATTAATGGAAATGATTAAGGTTGGTGCATTATAAAAACTCTTGGTGCGTATTTAAAGAATAAGGAGTAAATATGTTAAGAATAACAGTATTTATGAATGGTGCGACTAGAAGATATCAAACAGAGTCGTTTAAAGGTAAATATAGAAACCGTTCTGACATGGAAGTATACAATGAAGCAATATGAAATGTTGATTATGGAAATACAAAAGTAATTACTTTTAAAGACGTATTTTCAAATGTAAACGTTTCGGTATCACCTATTACGTGCTTAATTGAATGTGAGGAAGTCGTAGAAGATGGAATTAGTACAAAGGAAGCGTAAACAACAATACATAAAAGCCTATTGTCTTATGTATCCGTGGTATAGCTATGAAGCACATTGTGAATGGGTAGAAGCGGTAACTTATGCAAGCCCCGGCCCTAGAAACAAACCGGACGGGTTGAAACATGGGCGACATTGTTTAAGGTGGTTGTGTGAATATGATGCAATGAGCATGAGCGATCTAACAAGTATAAATACTATATTGAGTGGTGATATGTTTTGATAAAGGTGAATACATGAAATTTATAGATTTTTTTAGTGGCATCGGTGGTTTTCATTCCGGTTTAGAAAGGGCGGGAATGGAGTGTGTTGGCTGGTGTGAGTTTGATAAGTTCGCACAAGCATCGTACCGTGCAATGTATGATACAGATAATTTATGGTTTGGTAACGATGTAACGAAAGTTAAAGGGAAAGATTTACCAAAGGCTGACCTTTGGGCGTTTGGTTTTCCTTGCCAAGATATAAGCATTGCTGGAAAACAAAAAGGAATTAAAGAAGGTACTAGAAGTGGTCTGTTTTATGAAATTATGAGGTTAATCGATGAATGCAAAGAAAATAAACCCCAATGGATTATGTGTGAAAACGTTAAGAATTTGTTATCAATCGATAGGGGGGGGCGGATTCCTCACCGTTGTTAGTGAAATGGCAGAAAGAGGGTACTGTATCGAATGGAAAGTGTACAATTCCAAAGACTACGGAGTCCCTCAAAACAGAGAACGTGTGTATATTGTTGGACGTTATGGAAACGGAAGTTTCGGAAATCTATTACCTATCAAAAGAGAAAACACAACAACTCTTAAGCAGATTATAGGTGGTTCACAAGGAGAACGAGTTTATAACCCTGACGGCGTAAGCTGCACATTATCCGCACAAGGTGGCGGAATGGGTGCTAAAACTGGTTTATATGAAATCGATACAAATAAAGTTCAAAGCATTGGAAATGGTTCACGTTATGAAACAGATAATACCGTATGGCCTACTGGTTTAGCTGGTACATTGACGGCTACGGACTATAAACATGTTCCAAAAGTAGCAATCAAAAATGCAACTAAAACAGGATACACAATGGCAGAAATTGGAGACGGTATAGACCTTGCATATCCAGATAGTGAAACACGCCGAGGAAGAGTACAACCTCAACGATCCAACACATTAACAACTAGCGATAATCTGGGCGTATTGGTTAATGATGAGCCTATTCGCATTAGAAAACTAACGCCTAAAGAGTGTTGGCGATTACAAGGCTTTACAGATGAACAGTACGAAAAAGCAGCGGCGGTAAATAGTAACAGTCAACTATATAAACAAGCCGGTAATGCCGTTACTGTGAATGTAGTAGAAGAAATAGGAAAGCATATTATGAAGTTAAATGCATATGGTGGCGATGATGAAAAGCGTTATATTGGATAGAATTACCAAAGAATACGAACACGATTTATTAGAAAGCGCCTTAACGGTTGTTATTGATGACGAAATTATAAAACCGGAATTAGTAGAAAGCTGCATAGGTGTTGAAGGCCATTACAACTTAATGTACAGGCGAAAAGATAAAAACAAGCGTTCTTGTAGGGTTAGCGTAACACTAGAAAGTTTGTACGGACACGGTAACAGTTTAGAAAAGAACGTATATCTGATTAAAACAACGGCGAAACAATTGATGTTAGAAGGGGAATTATAAAATGACGAATGAGCAAAAATGGTTATTAGAGCAAATGTATAACGAAGGGTATAGGGATATCAAAATTGAAGGCGTATATGCGTTCTTTGTAAATCCTACGTTTATAGAAAACGGTGGCAATTTCAAGATACGCGATCATACACCAAGAATTCCATGCAAGGTACTGGGGTTAAATCCGAATACACGTAAATATTCCATTGCGGCACTATTGGGTGTAGTGGATTGGGAAAAGGTTCAGATTGATACGCCAATAGTTGTAAAAACCAAGGTAATGAAATTAAAAAGGCATTTTGCTGGATATAGACCCGGTAAGGTTCGTTATTTTGGTGGCGGCTTGACTAGTTGGAGCAGTAATTGTGGTGAATTTGGAATTGAAGAAATTGATTGCGATAAAGTTGATTTAGCGGAAAGATTAACGGCGGTTCCTTATGAGCGTGATTGATATTACATTAAAAGGTCGTCCAATTACCAAAAAGAACCACGGGCAAATAGTGAAATTTGGAAACAAACGGGGTTACATTCCGTCAGAAAGCTATAGGAATTACGAAGATGCTTGCTTATGGCAGTTAGCTGGAAAGAAATTGCATATATCTGGCATCATCGTTGTTGAATGTAAATACTATCTTCCAAATAAAAGAAGTTGGCCGGACTTAATCGGATTGCTACAGGCGACTAGCGATATATTAACAAAAGCCAAAGTCATTGATGATGATAAGTGGATATGTTCGTATGGCGATAGTTGCATAGCGGGTATTGATAAAGAAAATCCACGTGTAGAAATTCGGATAATGGATAGGAAAAATAAAGTGTTGGAAGCGTTGTTGAAATGAGGGTACAAATGAAACTGCTTAATAAAATTAAATGCATGTTAGGAATTAAACGCTATAATGCAGATGCAATCAAAGTGAAACGATGCATGCCGGGCGTATTGATGCCTAAAATTGGTAGCGAAGATGCTGCGGGAATGGATTTTTACCAGCCGGAAAGCGTAGCTATTGAGCCACATCAAACGCAATATGTAACGTTAGGTCTAGCAATGGAAATTCCAAAAGGTTTTATGTTGATGTTGGCTCCGCGATCTAGCATGAGTAAAACTCCGTTGGTTATTCCAAATTCATTTGGCGTCATTGATGCAGATTACCGCGGTGAAATTAAAGGCATATTTAAAAATACCAGCGATAATGAGTATCTAATTCAAAAGGGTGATAGATTGTTGCAAGGTATTCTTGTACCAGTTGGCGCATTAAAGTTGTTAGAAGTTAATGAACTCACGGAAACGGAGCGCGGTTCTGGTGGTATCGGTAGTACTGGTAAGTAAAAATAGTTGTTTTAAATAAAGAAAGGTGGGCGGAAAAATATCCGCCCTATCATAAGAGGTGATAAATATGACTAAAGAATATAGAAAGAAACCAGTTGTGATTGAAGCAATACAATATACAGAAAAAAATTATGAAGAATGTGTAGATTTTTGTGGTGAAAGTCTTTGTGGCCGCCTTAATGATGGGCTTATTATTGAAACATTAGAGGGGCGACATAAAGCATCGTTAGGCGATTACATTATCAAAGGTGTTAAAGGTGAAATTTACCCTTGCAAGCCTGATATATTTGAAATGACTTATGATGAACAGGAGTTTTTGTTCGAAGTTAGCGAGCCGGAATGGCAAACTCGATTTAAAAACGAATATAGTGAATTGAAAGAGCGGTATACCAAACTTCATAAAATGTTGGTTAAATACGATGCAGGAACATTAGAATTCAAGCCTACTTGCCCTATTGAATTATTGCGTAAACAAAAAGCCACTATGGGGGAATATCTAAATATTCTTGAAATTAGAGCGGAAATTGAAAAAGTAACGTTGTAGGTGAAAGGGGAAATGTGTAATGCCTATTATTGATCCGATGTATTTGTACTTGATTGAGGTACTACATAATATAGATGCTTTAAATCAAATTGTATTTTTTGTATTGGCAATGCTTGTATGTTTTCTGGTGTTTTTATATTTTGTTGAAGATGAAGCTAGGGAAAAAATACAAGCTAATAAATCAAAGGTAATATTATTATTTGTGGTTTTTATTGGTAGCGGATTAATAGCGGTGTTAGTACCTACCAAAGATGCTATGTATAAAATGCTAATTGCTAGCTATGTAACAACTGACAATATCCAAATCGTGAATGATGCTATCAAAACCAATTTACAGGATTATTTAAACATGTTAGGGGAAACAGTTAAGAACATGCGATAAAGGGGAATATATGACGGATAAAGAATATAGAGAGTTAGCCAAAGAGTACCTAGAACCGATTAAATTAATCACAATGAAAATTAAATCATTGAAAGAAGATCTAAAACATTTGCAATCCGATATAACAACAATCGGGGCAATTGATTATAGTAAGGAACGTTTAAGCGGTGGCGGAACGCCGGGCGGGTTAGACCGTCAAATAGTACGCCTTGAAAGTAAGCGCGATGCAGCACAAAAGGAAATAGGGGCGTTGATTGATGAGCGAGAAACCGCAGCAGATATTATTAACACATGCACAAAAGGAAAAGAAAATATACTATTGATGCGTGAATATGTTGACGGCAAAAGTGCTAAGCATGCTAGATACTTTACAGATTTAGAAAAGTCGCAAGCAAGCGAACTAAAGACGGCTGGACTCATCAAAGTAGGGTATTATTTGCACCATACATATTACCCGAGTATGCATACCGCTAAAACGGTAAAAGTCGGAATATATCGGACTATATCGGAAACATGCGGAAAAGCATAATATAGTATAATTATAGTGTCATATGTAGCTTTGAACGACATTGACTAAATTCTCCTATTAAACATACGACACCGTGGGGAACTATAAACGTTCCCCTTGTGTGTTGTAAACAGATACCGGCGTTAAATTCCTTTCACGAACACATGCTATTTGAGATACGATCCTTGTTAAATATGTACTTCCTAATATCATAACTATTTGTACGATTTCATAGATTGCCGGTATTTGTTTAGAACATACAAACAAAATGAATAAAACTAAAATAAAATGGGGTATATCCACGGCGATATATCCCATTTCTTGTATAAAAGCAACATTTAATTATTGAAAACTGAACATGCTGCATTTATTATGTAAAGGTTTTAGACCAAATTAACCCAAATTGTTTTGATGCTAGATCACATTAAGTTGTGGCGTGTTTGGTTTTGAGTAATTAAAAAGCCGTTATTATCTAGCGGCTATCATTTTTGTTGTTTTGAATTGCATTTAACATTTTTACTGCCATATTGATTACATATTTAGGGGCGTTAGAACCGTACTCCCAATCTTGGAAAGTGCGGAGCGGCATTTCTAAATATTCAGCAGCAGCCTTTTGAGTGAGACCCGCTTTTAAACGGGCCTCTTTTATTTTGTTGTTTGAAGTGGGCATTATTTAATCTCCTTATTCGTAAAAGTGAGTTGCAATAACTTGATTGTTATTGTCTAGTAATTGCCATTCAAAACCGAATGACATAGTTGAAATAAATTCAGATGCTTGTGATTGGTTATCAAAGTTCCAAGTTTGATTTGAGTTCAAGTCTTTTAATGTGTACATTTTTGTTTCTCCTTGTGATTAACTATTGGGGTTCGTTTCCCTTACCTTGATTAGAGTATAACACGGTTACCGTGACGCGTCAACCGTGTTTTTAAAATTACACGAAATGTGAAATATGATTATTTGAAAGGATAGCAATATGACGCAAATTCATTGCGATAGAAAGCATTGCTTAAACAATGATAAGCACGGCATATGTACGGCTGAAACAATCGAATATAACGGACGATGCCAAACATATTGCACTAGCCAACACGCATCTAAGCAAGTAGCTGGAATATGTCAAAGATCACATAGAAGAATGAAAAGCAAAGATAACAACATACTACGATAGGGGGTGAATATCAATGAACTACATGCCTAAAATTAAAAAGGTAATTACGGCATTACAAATTAAAAAAGATTTAAGGTATGTTATTGATACTCGCCAATCATGGAGTAGGTGGGATAAGCCATTTAAAGTATATATCGTAAGTCGCATGTATAGCGAAGCAGAATACGCAAGAGCGTTCCCAGAGAAGTATAAACATAACCCGTTTAAAGAAGGACAACTATTTAAAAAGGTGGCTGAACACGATACATCAAAGCCGCATGAGTTGTTAATATATTTAGTTAATGTGTTGAAAGGTGGTGAACGTAGTGAGTGATATTAAATTAAAACCTAAGGAATTAATATTTGCAGAAGAATGGCTAAAGACTACGAACGCCACACAATCAGCGATAAAGGCTGGTTATAGTGAACGAACGGCGTATTCGGCTGGTAGTCGACTGTTGAAAAAAGTTGACGTAAAACAATATATAGACGAACGACTAGCAGAAATGAAAGAAAATAGCATTGCTGATACTGACGAGGTAATGCAGTTTTTATCTAGTACGATGCGTGGTGATATTCCAGACCAGTTTGGACTAGATCCGGCGTTGAATGATAGGCTAAAAGCAGCTGAATTGATTGGTAAACGCTATAAGTTGTTTACTGACAAGCAAGAAATCAGCGGTGCGGACGGCGAACCTATTAAGGTTGTGTTTAGTAATATGAATAAAGAATAACGGAGAGTTGTATAAATCTATCAGAATATGGGGTATATCCACGGCGATATATCTCATTTTTTGTATAAATCTATCAAAAATGGAAATAACGATTGACTATAAGCCAAATGAAAAACAAAATATATTCCACAATACAACGGCACCGTATGCGGTGTATGGTGGCGCTCGTGGTGGCGGAAAAACAAAGTCATTGATCATGGACGTGTTCATTTATGCTTTAACCTATCCGGGTAGCCATTGTTATATATTCCGTGAAACATATCCGAATTTAGAGGCCAATGTTATCCGTGAATGGATACGAAGCGTACCACCGGAATTATATAAGTATTCCGACCAGAAACACATAGCAACGCTAAAGAATGGCAGTCAAGTACTATTCCGATACGTAAAAAACGATAAAGATGCCGAGGGTTATCAAGGTCAAGAATTTGATTATCTAGGAATTGACGAATTAACCAAACATACGGAACGCACGGCCGAATTATTGACGGCTTGCCTTCGTAGTGCTAAAGGGTTTCCTGTTCGTTTTCGTGGGAGTTGCAACCCCGGCGGCCGTGGACATGGCTGGGTAAAACGTAAATACGTAGAAGCAACCAATTACGGTGAGAAAACTGTGATTGATCAGACCACAGGACTTGAAAAAGTATTTATTCCGGCTCAGGTATACGACAATTATGTATTAATGAAAAATGACCCTAACTATGTAAAGCGTTTGGAAGCGTTACCAGAACAAGAAAAGAAAGCGTTCTTGTATGGTGATTGGGATGTATTTATTGGACAAGTGTTCACCGAATTCAATCGAAGTGTACATGTAGAAGAGCCTTTTGAAATACCGCAAGGTTGGACAAGGGTTCGTTCAATGGACTGGGGTTTTAGTAAACCGTTTAGCATTCATTGGTACGCTATTGATTATGAAGGTGTAGCGCATTGCTATCGTGAATATTACGGTTGCACAGGTGAGCCTGATGTAGGTTTGAAACTAACACCGGATGAAGTCGCCGCCGAAATGGCTAGATTAAGCGAGGGTGAAACCTATGCATATGATATAGCTGATAGAGCGATATGGCAGAAAGACGACCGCATGAAGTGGAGTATTCAAGGTGAGTCTATCGCAGAAATATTTGCACGTCATGGAATTAACTTTACTCGGTCTAATTCTGAACGCATTCCGGGCAAGATGATGGTTCATACCTACCTAAGGGAGAAAAAAATCAAATTCTTCTCTACGTGTAAGCATATTCTAAGAACACTACCGGAATTAGTATATGACGAAAGCAAGCCGGAAGATGTTGATACAACGCAAGAAGATCATGCATATGATGAGTTTAGGTATTTTTGCATGAGCAGACCTATCACACCTAAGAAACCGGAGAAACCATTTGTTGATGGTTATAGATATGATGATGATACAGAGGGAGAAGTTACTGCATGGGGCGTATGAGTGAAAAGGCGTTACGAGATTACGCCTATAAGGTGCTAAAGTCGGAATACGGCGAACGTGAAGAAAAGGGCGTTATTATTCCGGCTAAATATACCGATGAAGAATTAGCAGAATTTGCACGAGCCATGCCACAATGGCAAATCGAGCAAATGTACGATATGATTTATGGTTCTGAAATGGTGGAATAATGAATATAGAACAAACATTCGATATATACGAAGCAAAAAACAATGTTAAGAAAGCATTAGAAGCCACGTCAGATTGGCGCAAGGCTGCTGCTGAGGATTTTGCATTTATGCAAGGAAAGCAATGGGAAGATGCTGACTTAACAAAAATGCGTGAAGCTGGACGGCCAGCGATTACGATTAATAGAATTCGACCGGTTATTAATCTGTTATGTGGATACGCATCGCAGAACGAAACAGAACCGGACTTCTTACCACGTAGTGAAGAAGACGACCGCATCAGTCGAGTGGCTAAAGGGATTACAAAATATTGCTTAGACCGCGCGAATTATCAACGGAATAAGGGAAAATGTTTCCGAGATAAGATTATTTGCGGTTTAGCCAATTACTGGGTAAGCTATGAATTCGATTACACGAAGTTAGACGGCACTATTCAAATCGAACGTGTTTCTCCGTTTGATGCCTTTATAGATCCGGAATGCAAAAAGGATGATTTAAGCGACGCTCAATATGTTGGCCGCTATAGTTGGGAAGGCACGGCAAAGTTAAAGCAAGTATATCCAGATAAATCCGATGAAATCGACACGCTAAGACATAAATATGACGATACCGAACAGGAAGCCGGCATTATCGAAACGGTAGACGGTGAGGCCCTTTGGTATAACGATAGTTACAATAAAATCCGTGTAGTGCAATATTGGTATAAGGAATACGGCAAGAAACACGTATTCATGACAAAAGAGGGGTTGGTTGATGAAGAGAACCCTCTATTTACTGTGTTAATGGCTATTGGTAAAAAGCCTACTAGTATCCCAGATACTAAAATTAGATATGCGACATTTGCCGATGATGTACTACTTGAAGAGGGTGAAAGTCCTTATAAACACGGTAAATTTCCATTGGTGCGTGAATATTGCTATTATACCGGTGAACTAGCAGAAGATGAACTGGAACCGGCTGGCGTAGTGCGTGATATTAAGGATGCACAAAGGGAACTCAATAAAAACCGTAGTCAACGCATGCATGTTGTTAATCAGCAAAGTTTAGGCGTTAAGTTCTGGAGTGGTGTCAATGATGATAACTTTAAAAAGATTATCAAGCGTGATAGCAATAAACCGGGTGCGAATATCTGGCTTCCTACGGGTGCAACATTCCAAGACGGAACACCGGCAATGGATAGCAATATTAATTTGAGTCTTGAGCAACAAGCAAGTAATGATTTCTATTCCATTAGTGGCATTACTCCGGAAAGTTTATCCGGTAGCGTTGGCGCTATGAGTGGCAAGGCAATCGATTTGCGCCAATCTGTAACAACAGTTCAAACGGCTGGTATATTTGAACAGGCGAAAGAAGCAGAACGGCAAATAGTAAAACTCTTATGGGGTGAGAAGAACGCTCCAGGGTTAATCCCTCAATTCTACAACCAAGAAAAGGCGATGCGAATTTTGGGCGACGACGGCAAGAAGGAATTTGTACAAATTCAACCGGAATTAGGTCGGCCAATGCAAGAGCAAATTATCACGGATCCGTTCGGGCAACCTAAATTAGATGAAGAGGGGAACCCAATCAAACAAGTATTGTATGATTTGAGTTGCTTTGATTTTGATATTGTTATTAGTACAAGCCAAGCAAGCGCAACGGCTCGTAAGGCTAACCTATATCAATTATTGGAAGCTAAGAAATCCGGCGTTGATATTCCTATGGATATTATCCTCGACTTTATGGACTTCCCAGAAAAAGAAGCCGTTAAAAAGCGTATTCAGCAAGCGGCAGAAAAGCCGGCTATGCCAGAATTGCGTGTTAGCGGTAGCCTAGATGATATGCCAGCGGAAGCATTGAGCATGTACTTACAAACGCTAGGGGTTGAGATTTCACCAGAGCAAATTATGGCGGAACGGTTAGCCTTGAAAGGTAGACAACAAAACATTCAAAATGCACCGCAAATTTTACCGCCTATGAACGATTTAGGCACTATGTAATATAAACTATCAACACAATAATAAAACGCTCCTATATGGGGCGTTTTTTATATTTCGCCCTAAGCAACGGCGTTAAACTACTTGCGCTTACATATTCGCCCGGCAACGGCGTTAAACTGCCATATTCTTATATTCGTCCGGCAATGACGTTAAAAGGCAAAGGAGTATTTGATATGGAAAAAGATTTAGTAAACATCGAAGAAGCTGGTTTCACTCCAGAAGATTTGGAAAACGCGGGCGTAGAACTGGAAGAAACAACCGAAGAAACGGGGACACAGGAAACTGCAACAGATGAACCCTCTACAAATGATGCGGCTGAAAGTGATGCGAATGATGCGGAAGTAGAAACAGAAACGCCGGAAACTAACGAAGAAACGGAAGAAACGCATGCGAACGATCAGAACTTAAAAGCGGCACTTGCACAGGAACGCGCAAGACGAAAAGCGGCGGAAGAACGTGCTAGACAATACGAAGCACAACAAAAGCCGATTGAATTACCGCAAGAAGAAGTATCAAATATTCGCGATTTCGTTCGTCGTGAAGCGCTGAAACGTTTCAATATGACGGCGGAAGATTTAGAAGGTTTGATGTATGAAGATGCTGAAAAGTACAACGAATTCATTCGCTTTGAAGCTAATGCAGAATATGCGATTACTAATCAGCAAATCGCAGTACACCAACAACGACAAACTAATCTAAATTTCGTAAATGAAATTAAATCGCTACCAAACTTTAACGAGTTGTATCAACGCGGTTTAGATAAGTTAAACGGAATGACGATGCGTGATGCACAACCAATTAACGATGCATTTTATCGCGTAGATATTGGCGAAGGTACTGAAGCCGATTTTGAAACCATTAGAAAATTTGTTGATGAATTGCAAAATGAACGGGCGACAAGTACCGAAGTACCAAACAACCCACTAGAAGTAGCGGCGACATTGCCAAAGGCTGGCGCTCTAAATGGTGGCGTTCCTACACCTAACAAGGTAACGGAAGAAGATATTTTAAAAGCGTATGACACAGGCAATCTTGATGCATTGCCGGACGATGTACGCAAATATTTTGACGAATTATAAGAGGTAATATATGGCAGAACAAAGAAATCAAGTTACTATCCCAGCGGCGTTAGTCCCTAAGATTTGGACTAAAAAAGTGTGGCATGAAGGATTAAAAGAGTCTTTCTTCGATAAATTCACCGCACTTGACGGATCTAACGTTGTACATAAAAACAAAGACTTAGAAGGCGTTAAAGGCGATGCAGTAACATTCGGCTTGATGATGAACCTTAGCGGTGCTGGTGTTGAAGGTAACCGTGCGACATTGACCGGCAATGAAGAAACATTGAACATCTATGATTTCACAGTACAAACTCAATTAGTACGTAACGCAGTATCTCGCTTTGAAGCAGACGACCAAAAAACACAATATGACATGTTAAAAGAAATCAAAGGTGCGTTGAAACAATGGTTAGCAGATTGGCAAGATAACAAGTTGATTGCTAAACTTTCCGCATCTCCTACCGCTGGCGAAACATTATATGCTTCCGCTGCTGGTACGCAAGCATCTATCACGGCGAACGATAAATTGACTACTACGCTTATTTCTCGTGCGAAACGTAAAGCGAAAATGCATGGGCCAAAAGTTGCCCCAATCAAGGTCGACGGCATGGATAAGTACATTATGTTAGTTTCTCCTTGGGCAGCAAAAGACTTGAAAGATGATGCTAAGTGGCTTGCAGCACAACAAAATGCAAATATTCGCGGTTCTAAAAACCCTATCTTCACAGGCGCATTAGGCGAATACGACGGCGTTATTCTTTATGAATACGAACGCGTATTGAACGATAAAACAGGCGCATCTAGTGCTAACGTATGCCATAACTTGCTTTTAGGTAAACAAGCGGCATGCTTTGCGGTATCTCGTCCGGCTAAACATATCAAACAAGTGGACGACTACGGCAATGTAGAGGGCAATGGTATTGCTTTCTATGGCGCAATCGAAAAGTCCAAGTTCAATAGCAAAGATTACGGCGTAATCAATGTTATGACTGGTGGCGTAGTAGAAGCGTAATTTCAAAGGTCTAGGCGGGGTAACACCCGCCTTTATTCTTATATGGGGTGAATATGAACGTAAAGCACATATTAAACAGGGCGTTCATGCAAATAGGCGATACCTCGCAAGAACAATATACTCCGTATTACCTATTGGAGTATTACAACGAAGGCAATCACTTATTAAATGCCCTAATCGGTCAATATTGCCCGAGCCTTGCAACAGGCACATTTGAAGGTACTGGACGTGGACGTATCACATTGCCTTTTCAATGCATCAGTATATTAAATGTCAAGGCAGACGATACGGAAGTGCAAGGGTATCAAGTATTGAATTTACAAACGGTTGTATTTGATGCGGACAAAGAGCAGAAAATCACCGTTGATTATATAAAGACTGCTGGCTATAAGATGCTCGAAGATGATAGCGGACTACCGGCAGAACTGGAAACATTATTAGTTGACTACATCGTATATAGGGTTATGAACCTTGATATTTCCGGAATATCGGCAAATATGATTAGTGCGTTGCAATCGATTAATAATGGGTTAGGTAACAATGATAGTGTAATTGCGGAAGGATACTGGAATTATGGTAGTAAGAGAATTGATTACTCTCGTTAATGTAGAGTCAAACGAAATCCTTGACGAACAACTTGAATATATCCAGTACATTAACGCAGCGATTGACTGGCTAACGACTATTCTAGTGAGCATCAAAGACCGTGAAGTCGTTAAGAATATGGATATACCGGATAAAAGGGCAGTTCCTTCCGATTTCATGGGGTTCGTTCCTAAAACTGGCTATCCTATCCGCATCATTAACGGTACATTTGAAACGTATGACGGCGAAACGGTTAATCAAGTCTTTTATAGCGTAAGGAAAAATCACATTGATGATTTAGACGACACGATTCCATTTTCTGAATTCTTTCATCAATATCTAGTGCAGCTTATATCCTTTATGGTTAAGAAAAAATCACTTATGACGGATTATGCTGCTTATGATAAGACATTCATTGACTACATCACGGAACAAATTAAGGTGGCACGGGGTATAACATAATGGGTGTTAAACAAGTAGCCATGACAAATGGTTTTAGATTAGGCCTTGATTGGAGCAACCCTCCGGAGAATATTGACGTACAAGCCTTAACACAAGCTAGGCAATGCGAATTCGATAGGACTGATAATGCCTTGCGTACCGTTCCGGGTGTTCGTGTGTTGTATGATTTCGGACTACCGGTAGAAACGCTATATTTCGATGTCTATCGTAACAAATGGTACTTTTCTAGCGGTAGAAACTTGTATTCTACTGATTTTAATACCAATACATTATTGGGTACACTAAACGGCACAGGAGAACCAAAATATCACGCATTTGGTGGTGATATTCTCATCGCTAGTGGTGATAAATTACAAGTTATCTCCGGTGCTGGTAAATTGGCTACTATCGAAAGTCCTGTGTGTGATATAGTATCCAGTCATTCTGGACGTGTGCTGATTGCATCGACTCATTCGCATCGGTTGAATTGGTCGGCGGTTGGCGACTACAACGCATGGACTCACAACAATAACGATGCATCTAGTGCGCAATATGTGGACGTTGGTTATAAAGACCAAGGCAGCATTATTGCAGTTGATTTCTTATCACGTGCGATTATCGTATATAAGGAATATGGGCGTGTGTATCAAGTTGTTGGTACGCCAGATGCACGGAATTTAACGGTATATCCGTTATCATCTACTGGGTATTGTAGCGGCGCAACGGTGAGTGTTGATGATCGCAGCTATTATTTAGGTAATCAAGGGTTTATGTCTTTTATGCCTACTAATACCTATGCAGAAATTCAACCGTTTGAAACCGGATTGAATATCAACTCGTATCTATTAAAGTACATTACAAAAGATTGTGATGTATGGCATATATCCAGTCGTAAACAAATGTGGATTAAGCCATATAACGGTGATACAGTATTTATCTATCATTACTTACCACGCTATGAGGACGGGCGCGGCGTTTTTACATCGCGTAAATTCACGCACAACATCAATGATGCGGTGAATGTAGATAAAGAAGTATACATAGCCTACGGCAATAAGATTGGTATTCTTGACGAAACTATAGATACCGATGATAGTGTACAAATTCAAACGTCTATAGTTAGCGGTAATAGGTTAGCAACAAGGCAATTTATACTAATTATGAACTATAACTTTGTTACGCATAACCTAATACCCGGATACGGCACGATTGGCATTTCTAATAAGAAACCTAAACCGATTGAATTTGCTAGTAAGGCAGTTAAAACCTACTATGCGAACTTTAAGACTTACGATTATAAAGCGTTGATGAATGTCAATGAATATACAAAGGCTTATAAAATTGGTGGCGGTGCTAACAGAAATGTACAATTCAAAATCAATGTTCAAAAGGGCGCGATTTCCTTACGCCAATTAGATTATACATATGAGGAAGTTTAAATATGGCTTATAAAGAAAAATACCCTTTGGATATAACGCCACAGGGCGACACAGTACAAGATAGTATTAAGAAAAACCGTGATGAATTATTGAACGTTGCGCAGCAAATGGAACTTAAAGCCGGCGGTGGTGGTACTGGCGGTGGTGGCGGCCTACGTAATAGATTATTGAGCGGCAAGGTGAGTAACGGGGAATTCGCCTTTTTAACCGGCGATAATTTAAGCGTAATGATTGACGGCAGTCAAACACCAGTTCTTTTGTCATTTGCTGACGGTTTCAACGATTATGGGGCGGTTGATTATGTGCAAACGATAACACGTAAGCAAAGTGCATGGAGCCTACCAGCTAATAGTACATCGTATTTATACATTGAACGCTCCGCATCTGGCGGCCTAAGTTATGGTAGTACAACACTAGAACCATTACGGCAACCAAATGCACCGGAAGCGGCAACGGATAAGATGTACTATAATACGACAAGCGAAAAAATGAATGTGTACACAGGCACGTACTGGAAAAACATTCTACGTGTAGTGGTCGCAATCGCCGTAACAGATGCAACACGTGTTAAGTCAATTAAGTATTATGATCCATACTTAAATACGGCAACTGATGCAGTAATTGGCAAACGTACAGTAGACGGTAAAGACTACTTAATTACAGATATTCTTAACAAAATGGCAGAAGCTATTAAAAAAATAGCTGGTGATGAAAACTTTACCAACAATCCAACACGTACACTAAAAACAATCACTGATACTATAAATGGATTAGGCGAAACCTATTACAAAAAAACAGATACTGTAAAAGAAGCTAAACATGCAACGAATGCAGACGAAGCCAAACACGCAGCAAATGCGGATACGGCAAACATCGCAACGCAAAATGTTAAAAAGTCCGGTGATACCATGACAGGAACTTTGAAAGTTCCGGGTATTACAAACGATCCGCTTGATTTTAATAAAATGTCAAATACTCGTGTCGGATACTCCGGCATGTTGGTTGGCGAGGTAAATGGCTATACAGTATGGGGTAAACAACGATGGGGCATGGGGGTTGCTTTTCCGTGGACATTTGACGGAGACCAACGAGTACTAGGTGCGCAATTATATTTTGTAAATAGTAACGGTGCATACATTCGCTTTGATACCAATAGTAATACTATGGGTGCATGGCAAAGGATAGCAACATTTGACGAGAATAATAATCTTTTATTCCCAAATGGCGCTAAATTGAGGGTAGAATAATGCCTAATCTAGTACTTGAAAAAGGCGGTCAAACATACCGTTTTAAATTGCACGAAGATAAAAGTGTCACAAACGGAAAAAGTATTTATATTCCGTTTAATGGTCGTGATTATTATGCACGTTATGGCGACACATCAACACCGCTTAAAACGGAAATTAACGGGCACGAGTATTCTGTACAATATGATCCGGTTGATTTCCAAACGATTACATGGAATAAAAAAGTAAACGATTCATTTACGGAAACAAAAACTGTATTTATTCCACGTGGTAAGTACAAAATAAGTATGGAATACCAAAAATACAGATTATACGATGTAACTGTAACGAGTAATGAAAATAGAATGGTTATAGTAACCATAAAAATATCGGCTTCTAAAATCGTTAACTATAGATTGGAGATACAAGGTATTTTTGACAATAATATCAATGGCGGTTATTTTGTTTCGGACTCCCCTTTTAAATACTCAATCGAACGAATAGGAGATTAGCAATGAAACTAGATAGCCTTGAACATATGATAAAAGATTATGAGCGGCGCACGGGCGAACGAGTCAGTCTATGCGGTTTTTACTTCGACGAAAACAATAATTATAAAGATAGTTACAACTACTATTTCAAATTCTTCCCAAATGCTGGCTTCCTGTTCTGGACTATCAACGAACATGACGGCCAGCGGTACTTTACTATCTGGCAGACATACGGTGATATGAAAGTGATAGGTAAATACATTGTTGAAGTGATGAAGTTGAATGATCTTGATGTAATTGTTACAGCTACACATCGTAGTGTGCGTGGTTTCATCAAAAAGTGGAATATGGAACGTGTTCCGCACATGGACTATACCTATAACGGTTTTAATTACAAAGTATTAAAAACAAAGCGTGAGCATTTGGAAGCTACTTTGTAGAAAGGAAAAGCATGTTTACATTTGATTTGCAATTATTTGGGGGCGGTAAAAAATCAAAGGTGCAAAGCATAGGCGCTAATTTACCACCAGCCGGCCCCGAAGAAAAGCAACTCTTACAAGGGCAAATGGATTGGATTAATAGAACCAATCAAAGTGCAAACACCTTGCAAGGCATGGGCGATAGAGCCTTAAATAATGTAGTTAGTCCGCAATATCAGCAAATGTACAATGCATATTTGGGGACTAACAAAGATAACCAAAATGCACTAGCAGCATTGCAAAATCAAGTGGCAACGGCTGGCGCCAAGAACTTAACGGATAACACACGTTATGCAAATCAGTTAGGGGCCAGCGTTGATGCTATGAACAATGGAGCAGGGCAACTAGCGAATGAATATAACGGCGCATTGCTCAAAAATCAAAACGCAATGGATAGTATTACCAATGGCCAACTTCCTACGGCTTATGCAGATGCTAGACGGCAAGCGTTAAATAATGATTTACAGGCTACGGTAGGTAATGCGGTTTCTGGTTTGGCAAGTCGTGGCATTGTTAATTCTTCAATCACAGATAATGCGTTGAATGATATTAGCAAGAATGCATCAAATACACTTGCGGCACAATATGCAAATGATTTGAACCAAGCGGCGGCGCTTAATTCGCAAGCATTTAATAATAGTTTGAGTGGCATCGGTGCAAAAATGGGTCTTTGGGGTAATACCTATAATAACCAACAAAATGGCATAGTAAATCAAGCTAACTTGTTAAATCAAGGATACACAAATCAAATGAATAATACCGGTACCGCGGCGGGCCTTATTGGTCAACGTGAGGGGTTAGCACAAAACCCTATTAATACCGGCGCAACAACACAAAGTGCATCTACTCAACCGGCTAAAGATTACTATTCTATGAGCCAACTGAATAATGCGGATCAAGAAGATTTATTAAACAGATATATGACATTACGTTACGGCCTAGCACAACCAGCACAAACAATGGTTAAGCAAGGTAACGGCGGATTTTTAGGAGGTCTTATGAAAGGTTTTTGTTTTGTAGCGGGTACTGAAATTGCAACACCAGAAGGTGGCAAGGTTATTGAAGCGTTTGTAAATGGTGATAAAGTAATCACGATTGGTGCAGTCAATGATGTAATTGAATTACACGATATGGGCGAAAAAGAAACACATCGCCTTGAAACCGCATCCTTTGGCGTTACAACCACAGATACAGAAAAATTCTTAACTCCGGAAGGATTAAAATTAGCCAGTGAATTAGTTGTTGGCGAAACAGTAGTAATGACTGTTAATGGTTACGAGCCTGTAACGGTATGTGAGCCAACCGGCAATACTGAACAAGTATTTGAATTGCAATGTACTGGTGATAATCTCTTCTATGCTAACGGCATTATGGCGGAAGGCATCAATGAAGCAGAATTGAAAGCGATTGCAGATGCAAAGAAACAATCTGAAACCACCGGCAAAAAAGACGACAAAGAAACCGGTGAAGAAACAGACGAAACAAACGATCCGACAGATGAAAATTCGGAAGATACTGACGAAGTAACAGACGAAAAAGCAACAAAGAAAACTAAAGGTAAGAAATCGGAGAAAGTAGAGGAATAACACAATGGGCGTTATTTATTTACAGGATGCTAACCCATGGGAAAGCATCGGCGAGTTGGCTGGTCGATACGGTGGGTATCGCTTGGGTCAAATTCAAAATAACCGCATGGCGCATGGATATCAAGACATGTTGAGCGGTGGCGAACAGGCGACACCGGCACAACAAATGGCAAGTCAGATGCCAACGCAAGGGCAATTTAACGCTGGACAATTTATTAATAATGCGATGCGTAATAATTCCTTCGGTGCACAAGCGGTGGCGAATAATCAAGGATTATGGGGCGGTCAAAATCCGTCCGCACCAGCACAACCGATGCAAGCTAACACAGATGCACCGGCTGCACCGGTTCAACCACCACAACAAAATACAGGGTTATGGAACTTTGAAAATTTAAATAATACTGGTATTGGTAATGGTGTACCGCAAACGTATCAAGAAATGATGCAACAAAGGGCGAACAACCCTTTTCGTGGGGCGCCCAAATTGGTAGAAAATGGTAGTACCAATGAGGATAAAGCGCCGGGCCAATACTCTATACCAGATAAAGCAACTATAACCAGTGAAGCACGCAAACGACTAGGGGCGAATACTCTCGCCCTTGTCAAAGCTGGTTTTGATTTCAAGACGGCGCAAGGTTTAGCCAACGAACAATATCAAACCGATATAAACAATATGTATACGCAACAAGTCAACGAATATCAAGAAAAAGTGCTTGAACCAATGCGCCAGCAAATCATGAACAACCTTGTATTCACTAAAGACAAGGACGGGAACCCGGTTGTAGATACCTATAACACAAAACGGGTTAAAGGGTTGGCGCCGGCCGTTGCTAGGTATAACTATCTAGCCGGTAAAATTGGTGCTAATACGATTGATATGAATAACTTGAATTCTATTGCGGCCCTTGATAAACCGGATTACAAATTTAGTAGTGCGCAAAACGGTCATATTGTACGTTACAACATGGGCGACGGTACGATCCAAGATATGGGCGGTTATGGCAAGGTTGAAGCCAAGCAATTCGCTAATGGCCAAGTTATCGTAATGACACCAGACGGTCAAATGAAAAACATCGGTAACTTTGGCGCTAAAAATATCAAGGTTATGCCGGACGGTAAAACATATATTGTAGGTACAGACGGTACAATGAAATATGTAGGTACTCACGTAAAACCACCTACCGCATCACAAACAGGCACAAGTGGATATAATGCACAGGTATTAAGAACACTATCAGCGCAGCATACTGCATGGGTTAAGGCTAACCCAGATAAGGACGAAAGCGAAAGTCCTTATTATGGTAAGTTACAAGGTGCATTGAACGGCGCGCCAACTGGTGGCGGTGGTGGAACGCCTACAGTAAAACGGCAACCGACTTATTCAGCAGAGGAACAAGCAGCAGTATCCAAGCGAATGAATGAACTATCAGCGCAAGGCTGGAGTGATGATCAGATAGCAGCGGAACTTGATGCGGCTGGCTATGGTAACTATAAATCGTGGTTAAAGTCTTATTAAATAAAGAGGTAAACTATGGGTGCATTTGATGATATTACAAGTCGTTATGGTAGTAATGCTAATAGCGGCAATGCCTTTGAAGATATAACAACCGAATATGGCTATGATGCGGATAATGTACCCAAGCCTACGTTTTGGGATAGCGTTAAAAATAATGCCGAATACGTTGCTAATGGCGTTAAGAATAATATTGAATGGATTGACAAAACAGGCAAAGAAATCAATGACAATGTAGGGAATACATTGGGAAATTGGAAAGATGATGTATTAAACAAAGCGAATAATCTAGGTAGGGAGTATTCCAAAAGTGCTGCTAATGCCATTGAAGCAAATGGAGATAATTTTTCTGCGTTTGACGATAACGGCGACTTTGTAAACGAACATGCAACGCCGGGCCTAAACAAAGCAAGAGCAGAAGCATACAATGCCGCAGTTGGCAAGCCGGCTGGATATCTAGCAATTACTCCGTATGTTCCACCACAGGTGCGAATAGCTGCGGGCGTCCTTGCTGCGCCTACGATTGCAAATGATACGGCGGAGATGTATAACGCCAATGCATCAGCAGAAAACGAAGGAACGGCACCAGAAGGAATTTTAGGGGATAAATATGTAGCCACGGCTAAAAATGTTTTTGTAGACCCTATTGCAAATCCAGTAGAACGCTTAATTGACGACCCCGGTGAATTTGCCCAAAATATAGCCATGAATCCTACTAACTTGTGGGATGATGTATTTTTGCCGGCTGCGATGGTAAAAGGCGCAACACCTAAAAAAGTATCTGGAGCAATCGGCGAACGTGTGGGGCGTGTTGGTGAACATATTAAAGAAAAAGCAGTCAATGCCTTTGATGATATTGGGGAACGATTTACCAAAAATGAACCTAAATTTGAGGAAGGCGTTATGTATAATGCCTTTGATGATATCCCAGTACCGGAAGAAGTAAACGCAGTAGAACCGCGCGAATATTCCGAAGGCGAATTGAACGGACGAGCAATGGAAGGCGAAACAGGCAATATCCAAGCGGATATTTATAACCGATACCGTCAGAACGGGTTAAGCGACGTTGAAGCGGCTGGCATGACTGGTAATATTGGCGCCGAAAGTAGTTTTAGCACCACAGTTACAAGTGGCGACGGCTACGGTTCCCGTGGTTTGGTTCAATTTACTGGTGATAGACTTAACGGCGAAAATGGTTTATTGAAATTCGCAGAAAATCGTGGGTTAGATCCGTGGGACTGGAGAACGCAAGTCGATTTCAGTGTATGGGAATTGCATAACACCGAAAGCGCCGCATTAAAAGAAATGCGTGCTAGGCCAGATGCAACACCGGCGGAAATGGCAAAAATCATTCGTGAATATTATGAAAGACCAGATCCAGCAGTTGCACGTGATAATGTTCGTGCGGAAATTGCGGAAGATACATTTAAAGGCAATTATGGGAGATATGAAAATGGGCCACGTGATACATCATTTAAAGATAGTAGCCTAGACCCTAACAGAGCATCACATGAAGAACCGTTTAGAGATGAGTTCATAGAACGTGATGCAGTAAAAGGAGAAGAACCGCACACAAATTTAAACAGTTTCGTTGAAAATACCGAAAAGAAATTGGTTAAAAACGATGATTTAGGTATAAACTATCAAGGCGAGGGCGAAACGGCTCGTACAGGTGAAATAAACGATTTTCAGCCTAAAGACCGCATAAATACTGACTTTGTAGAGGGCGAAAAGCCTAAATTTGAAGAAAAAGCACTTGAAAATGATGCAAATACTCAATTTAGGTATGAAGAAGATGCACCAAACGAAAGTTTACGAAATGCACTTGACGATTTACCGCCAAAAGCAAAAGAAACTATCATAAACGAATTAAAAAATGATGCATCTGATCCACGATATACCGAATTAGAAAATAAAGTACAATCTAATACGGAATTATTGAAAGATTTAAACAAATCCACAAAGCCAGATATTCCAAAAGCGGAACTTGATGCGGTGAAAGTCAAATTGTCAGAAGCGTTAGATGTACCAGTTGAAACATTGAGCCATGAATACATGGAACGTGTTCGTACGGAACGTGCTGCCGAACTCATTGCAGATACGCAAGAACTAAAAACACTAAAAGTAGAACCGGCAGAAGGTGGCGTGAGTCAATATGCTAAGCAGCCTAGCCAATTACTAGAAAATGCAACGCATGAGCAAGTACACGATGCAGTTGTAAAAGCATTTGACGGCAACGAAGCAATGGCAAATCGTTATTTAGAAAGTAAAGGCGTTAAACCTACTGAACCACTACAATATAGCGCTAAAGGTAACGAAACACCACATACGGAACAAAGTGAAGGCGTTGAACGTATGGGGCGTGCCGTTAGTCGTCGTGAAATTATCGATAGTATCAATAACCTATTCAATCAGCGTATAAAAACAGGGAGATTAGGAACTAAAAATGCTAAGGGTTGGTATAATCCTAATAGCGATGTAATCCGTACGGGGGCATATGGTGATATTCCTACCATGATGCATGAGTTAGGACATTACATTGATAACCATAATGGATTTAGCAATATTTCTAAGTTTGATACTGAATTGTTAGGTCAAGTCAAAAAGCGGTTTGGTACTAGCTATGATAATTTAGATGTAGCCGGCAAGCGTAAAGAGGGGTACGCCGAATTCTTTAAAGATTATGTATCAGACAGAGCAAAAGCCAAACAGGACTTTCCGGGGTTTTACAAACACTTCAAAGAAACTATAGAACGTGATAAGGCGTTAAACGGCATTGTTAATAAATTATCTAAACTGACTCATGAATGGCATAACCAATCTAGCGCAGATCGTATCAAAGGTTCTATTTCCTTTGAACGCACCTCTAAAGCAGAACGCATCATTACGGATGCTAAAGACGGTAATATTAAAGATACCATTAAACGTGTAGCGAGTGATGTCTATACAAAAGCTATTGATGAACTCAATCCATTGCGTGAAATGGTTGAGGAAGTGGAACATATCACAGGCGAAAAAGTAGCGTTTAAAGATAATCCATTTATGCAAGCGTGGTTGTCTCGTGGCTGGGTAGGTAAAGCGGAAGAATTTATAAAGCGTGGGAGACCAGAAAAGGGCGTTCGTTCGTTTGAGGATATTATTAAGGATATACCGCAAAAAGAACATAAAGACTTTAGTGCTTATCTTGTAGCACTACATGATTTAGATTTACACCGTAACGGACAAATGGCTACATTTACATTAAAAGAGGATTTAGCGGCCGTTAGTCAGTACGAAAAAAATCCTACATTCAAAAGTGCTGCTAAAGATATTCACCGTTTTCAAGATTATATGCTTGCAGAACTTGTAAATAACGGAATATTAAAACCGGAAACATACCATTTGTTGCGAAATAAATACCCTAACTACGTTCCATTTTTCCGCGATTTCTCGGCAGAAAGTATGGACGGGTTCTTTTCTAGTTCCAAAGGGTTTGTCAACGTGGCTAATCCTATTAAGCGGTTCAAAGGCAGTACACGTGATATTATTGATCCATTAGAAAGCATTGTAAAAAATACATACCAATTCTACAATGCAATCGAGCGAAATCATGTGGGTGTTACTTTTGCCAAATTAGCAAAGAAACCTGGCATAGGAACTATTGTCGAAGAAGTCAGAGGTAATAGACCAGCAAAATCTACCGACAATACATTTTCTGTTTGGGTTAAAGGAAAAAAAGTTGTATATGAAACAACTCCAGAATTAGCACAAACAATGAAAATGATGAATAAGGATACAAGCAATTTTATAACAAAAATATTGCAGTATCCGGCTAGTTGGTTACGTGCTGGTTCTACTGTTACTGCTGGCTTTGCTATCACAAACGCCTTGCGCGATACAATTTCGGCTGGTGTATTTTCTAAACATGGGTTTTTACCTGTAGTTGATACATTTAAAGGGTTAGCGCATTTCTTAAAGAAAGACCAATTATATTGGGATTACGTAAAAAGTGGTGGCGCTCACGCTGCTATGGTAAGCCTTGATAGAGACTATTTGAGCGGACATTTAAGAGAATTATTTTCTCGTAAATCCACATTGTCAAAAGTCGCAAGAAACCCTATGGAAGTGTTGCGCGCTATATCGGAAGCAACGGAAGTGGCTACACGTTTGGGTGAGTTTAGCAATGCTAGAAAAGGGTATACAGGATTATACAGTCGTTTAACAAAAACCAATTTAAACCCTAAATCACTAGGCGAAGCATCTATTGCAAGCCGTGATATTACGATTGATTTCAGCCGTACCGGTACACATACTAAGACTGCAAATAAAGTTGTAGCGTTCTTTAATGCGACTATCCAAGGCGGCGACAAATTAGTACGTGCATGGCGTGATGATCCGAAAGGTATGACGATTAAATCTACTTTATTTATTACCTTACCCACAATAGCATTATGGTATTTGAATAAAGATAATTCGGCATATCAAGAGTTGCCACAATGGGAAAAAGATACATTCTTCCATATTCCAGCTGGTGATAAATTTGTAAAAATACCTAAGCCATTTGAATTAGGGTTATTATACGGTACTACATTTGAGCGTATGTTACAGTATTTTGACGATAAATCAACAGGCAGAAACGGAGTCGGTTTTAAAGGTTTAGGCGGCAGAGCGATCGATACATTATTGCCGGATGTATTACCTACGGCTTTATCTCCGATTTGGGAATGGTGGAGTAATTACTCTAAATTCAGACAAAGAAATATTGTACCTCAATCCCAAGAAAAACTACCAGATAAACTACAGTACGGATCTAATACATCTATGGTGGCTCGTAAAATTGGCGACACATTCAACGTATCACCGTATAAGGTAGATAATACAATTATGGGTTATGGTGGCAACCTTGCACGATTAGGCTTAGACATAACGGATGCGATTAGTGGTGCAAATGAAAAACGCCCTACCAAAGGCGTAACAGAGTTACCGGAAATCCGCCGTTTCTTTGCTAAACCATATCAAAGTAGTGATAGCGTGCAACGTGTCTATGATGATTTTAAGGAGCAAGAAAAACTTCATAATGAACTAAAACTTACAGGGCAGAGACCGGAAGGCTATGACCCTAAGTTATACAATAAATTGAAGAATGCACAAAATTCATTTAAGGCTATTAATAAAGCGTCGAAGAAAATTATTGATAGCGAAACCATGTCTAGCGATACAAAGAGGGAAAAGTTAGACAAACTAAATATTCAAAAAGCCAATGTAGCAAGAGGGGTATATGGCTTAGGGATTATAAAGGAGTAATAATGCAAATAGTGTTAGATTTCTTGATTGATAGTTGGAATTCTCTTACAAGTAGCTTTATCTTAAAAACAATATTGAGCAGCGTTGCTGCGTTGGCTATATGGGTGATTGGTTTAAAACACGTTCAAATATTGGGCGTGTTTATTTTATTGGTATTCGTAGACTTGCTCACAAAGTGGGCAAGCATCGCTTACAAAATGTTAGTTGATGAATTCGGATATGATCCGGAGAAAATCGCCACGTGGGAAAAATACCGGGCCATACCAATAGCATTTGAAAAACAACTCATAGCATCTAAATATATGCGAAAAGGGTTTATAGGTAAGGTAATGACATATGTAGCGGCTACAATAGCCGCTATTTTATTTGATGAAATGAGCGGTCAAAGACAATTCGCCGTATCGCTGGTATGGCTATATCTAGGCTCGTCCGAATTTTTATCTATTCTTGAAAACCTAAGAGACGGCGGCAACGTATCTATGGGGAAGTTTTTAGATTTAATTAGAACCAAAATTGAAAATAAGGTTAAATTATGAGGTGAAACATGAGGGGTATTGATGTAAGCGAAAATAACGGCGTAGTGGATTGGGGCGCGGTCAAGGCTAATGGCTTTGACTTCGCTATTATCCGCATCGGTTATGGCAGAGGTAATTTAGATGGTGAATTCTATAACAATATCAACGGTGCTATTAATGCCGGTTTAGCTATTGGTGTATACCACTATTCCTATGCCATGAATGAAGAACACGCAGCGAGTGAAGCGGAATTCGTAATAAACACGCTCAATGATGCCGGATTGACTGTGGATAAGTTGCCTATGGGTATCTGGTTTGATATGGAAGACGCGGACGATTACAAGGCAGATCGTGGCATGCCAACGGGCCAACAATTAACGAATATCTGTAGCGTGTTTATCAATAAGTTATGGCAAGCTGGGTACGTTAATACAGGTCTATACGCTAGTTATGATTGGCTAGTGAATGTATTAGATGTTAGCCAGTTAGGCGGTTGCGCTATCTGGTGCGCACAATTAAATAGCCAATGTGATTATGACGGCGCCAATCTATGGCAATATACATTTACCGAAAATATTGAAGGCAAAGAATTTGATGCGGATTTAGTATTGGATTGGCCTATTTAGGGGGTAATTATGGATACTATCATTCAACTATTAAGGCGATACGCACCCGTTATCACCGTGGCATTGTTTATGCTACTGGTGGTAGTGGCTGGCCTGTTTGCCTATAATGTGATGCATACTAAGAAGCTACAAGAGCCGGTACTTTTAAATCAAGCAATCACAAAGAACCCGGTAAAATTAGGGGAAGCCTTAAATGTAACGCCAAAGGTAGCAAAGGAAATTATTGCATACAGGGAAACGGCACAACCAGTAGCAACATACTATACTAAGGCGCCAACGCTACATGATGCGGCAGTAGTTACAAAAAACGCTATTAAAGAAAAATCGCCTAGCGTTCCAAAGGAAGCTATAGAAAAAAGCGATAGAACGGCAGTTGTAGAAAATACAGATGAGCAAAAAGTTGATGTATATAAAATCAACTTTAATAAAGTACATCGTATTATGGGTGGTGTTACTGTAATGGACACAGGGAAGGTATACGAAACAATCGGTTATCAAGCTGGCGACTTTCAAAGTCTAGCACATTTTGAAGGTAAGCACTTCAAAGGGGCCAGCGCTTTATATACATTTGCGAAATGGTAGGTGATCCATATCTCCGAGCCGTGCGGTTCACGGCATACCGTTTTTAATTAGAAGGAGTAAACTATATGAAAACATTTACATTTGAGGGCAAAGTCCATGAATTCGCAGAAGAAATCAACCCAAAACAAGACGGCTTATATACAGCTACATTGACGGATAAAAACAATGTACGTTGTGAAATGTGGTTTGTAAACGGCGAATTGAAACGCCTTGTTGAATTAGATTAATAGTAAAAGGGGTACCATAGCGGTACCCCTCTTTTTTTATTGCCGTCAAAAAATCGTCAAAAAATCATTTTGAAATATAATGTTTTTTGTAATTTGTTAAGAATGGCCACAATAAAAAGCTTTGATTATTACAATGTATTTTGAAGTATGAAATATTTTAACCAGATATACCCTTTTATGATTGATAAAAATGTCGATACACCTCCAACAGTAGAAAATTTATATAAGGAAGGTTATCTTACTGAACATGTTAAGACTGCAAAAGGGAAAGAATACACTATTACTTATGAAGCAGTCAGTGGTGGGACCTCAAAATCTGTTGTTGTTAAAGCACCTAATGAGCCTTAATTAACTTGTATAGGTTATGAATTACATACGTTAGTTATATGAAAGGACAAGGTATGAAAGGGACCAATTATGTAATAGGCCTTTTTGTATATATAGCATCTATAGTTCTGCCTATTATAGTTTCATCAAAAGCAATATCTTATACTCACATTGCTTTGTATGCTGTGTTTTCACTCATCATCATAGCAGGT